CTCCGTTTGCGTTTACGGGAGTCCTTGATCCCGAAATCACGATTTGGAACGCGATACCTTTATCGTTCGTAGCAGATAGATTTCTGCCTATCGGAGCTTTCCTTGAGGCCCGTGCTAATGTTGCCCACTTCCCTGTGGGTACGTATATCACGAGCTCAAAAGAAGAGTTGTTCCAGCGAAACCTGAAGGGCCGTACTGGTGCTTCAGCGTCTGTGTTCGTAAACGCCGTAGACCCAGAAGATGGGTTATACGAATGGTACCGTCGGGGTTCATTCTCCCGTACGATATCGTCCGTACTCGACGTCCCTACCCCTAAGCTTAAGCCATTGGGCAAAGCGCTTACCTGGGGTTTCGCGTTAACCGCCGTGTCTCTGGTAGTAGGATCAAATCCCAACCAGTACCGGTAACTAAGGAGTCACTTAATGACTGCACAAGCTGTGATCACCGCCTATGACGGCGCTGCTACCCCTGTTGTCCACTCCCTGGTGGACGCTGGGGTCACCATCGAAGATGGTGTCACGACGTGCCTCTGGGAAGAGGCCATCAGCACCCTGACCAAGGAGGCACAAGTCCGGTTTACCGAGACGAAGCGCCGACTGAAGTCGGGTGTACTCGAGGTCACCGCGATGACGGAGGTTCCTGTCATGGAATCAATCGGGTCGCAGAACGCCTCGGGTTACACGGCGCCGCCAAAAGTGGCGCACGTGGGCAAGATCCAGACGAAGATGTGGGCTCACCCCCGCTCAACGGAAGACAGCCGGGGACTTCTCACCCAGCTGCACCTGAACACCCTCAATAATGTCGCAACTTCGGTTGCGCGCGTTAGTGCTGGGTACCCGATGGTGCTCTTCCAGAAGCTGATCACGCCGACGTAGGTCGGTGTGTGAAGTTCGTCTGCGTTAGTCGGGCAATCCTTGCCCTTCTGAACCTTAGCGTCGTCGCCGACGTTAGTGCTCATTCCGTGTTGTTGATGATCCTTTTTAGGAGAAACATATGCGTAAGTTGTCGCATTGGACTGAGAAGTTTTACCCCGGAGAATCGCTCGATGTTTTGTGCGATCTCGCGGAGGCTGCGGCTATCCAAGCGCAGTCCGAACGTGGGTTTTACCTGGCGAAACTTATCCGGAAGGGTGAGTTCCGTGCAGTCCTTGAGTTTCCGATTGACTATACGTCGGGAACCACCCACGAGCTCGCCGCTCTGAGGCAGGCGCAAGCCCTTCTCAGCAAGTACGAAAGTCTTGACATCGGCGAGGACAAGGAGGAAAACGCCATAAGGGGCGTATACGAGAGCGAAGCGATTTGTCTTCGGACAAACGACCTGTTCCGCAAATGGCATCGCGGGCAGGTCAGCTTCAGAACTCCGGTGGCGGGCGTGTTGGGCGAAGCCCAGCGTCTCATATCAAAAGTTCTGGGCAAAGTGCCGAGTCTCACAAGACTTAGCATGCGCTTCGGTCCGGGCGCTACCTCCCTGACTTCCAAGAGGGAATCCTCACTCAAGCGAAAGCTTGGCAAGGGGATCAGCTGTAGTGAAGAGATGATTCCTTGGGCCGCAGGGCTCTTGGCTCATCTGCCCGCCCTCGTGGAGGGCCATGCGTGCGAAATCACGGAAAACGTGGAGACGCTTGCTTACTCGGAGCTGTGTGATCTTGTTTACGAAACCCGTGAGCAAGTTGCACAGGCTATTGACGACCATGACAGAGATCGGCACGAGCAATTGTGTTCTGATCTCGTTGGTTACGAGGAAGAGCTTGATGTTCTGCAGAAGTGCAGTGATGCACGGCTGTCGCGTGTGGTTCGAAGTGAGGAAAGGTCTATCGTCCCGTTGGTTATCCACCACGGGAAGGTAAGCTTCGTCCCTAAGAACGCGAAGACATATCGGGCTACGGAAACGCAGCCTACGCTTAACGGCATGCTCCAGCTTGCGCTTGGGGATTACATGTCGCGGCGTTTGTCGAGGGTTCCTGGACTTGATCTCAAGGATCAGACGCTTAACCAGCGTCTTGCTTGCATCGGCTCCC